TCCAGAAGCTGCATCTAATGTATGATTATATACAGGATCTAGAGTTACAGCAGTACCAGTAAGTGTATACGTTCCAGAAGCTGCATCTAATAAAAGAGTGCCACTAAGATCTACAGCAGTACCAGTAAGTGTATACGTTCCAGAAGCTGCATCTATTGAATAAGCTTCACCAGCAACAGGCCCATTAATAACCAATCCAACTGTAGAACTAGTATCAATATCTGATCCGTCAATCGTATGAGTAACGCTAGATATTGTCTCAGTAGACGTTGTTTCAGCATTTCTTGTTGTTATTGCAATGGTGACTGTTGTAGCTTCATCAGAATCAACTGTTGTCCATCCAGAAGCTGCTGCGCCCCAGGCCCTAGTATCGACCGCACAGCCTACAAGAACACGTCCACCCGCCGTGTCAGTATCCCACGAAGGGGTCGTAACATTATTACTTGAGGTAGCATTGCCGCCTATATCAGAAACCGAATCTATAGGAGTGCCTGCATCAAACTCGCCCGCTGGAACGAGAATTGTATACGCATTCCAACGTTGCCCCGTGCTACCAATAGCCCAAGCGTGTGCCCCACTGCTTCTACTATCTGTTCCTACCCATGCGATAAGTCCTATACCAGGACCAGCCTGAGACCCGGTATCGCCAGCAACTGCTGTAAATTCTAGAGTCTCACTGAAAGGGCCAGTTGACGGCGGGGTAATAGGGAAATTAACTGTATCGTCATCCATTGCAAGAACGGTGATAAGTAAATCACCATCCGCATAGGCTGGATAACTAACATCTGGAGTTGTGTCGACTGAATTATTGGAACTATTTGTTAGATCACCGATTTCAATTACTGGAGCAGCCATTAGTCTATCCCTTTATCTTACGCCTGGCCTGACACCTGGACGCACGCCTGGACGCACGCCTGGACTGGTGATAACGCCACCATCTTCTGCTTTATATTCCAACGCACCAATATCCGGCGCATCACCCGAAATAACTAAATTCCCGCGACTGTCCTTCCACAGCCAAACCAAATCATCTACATTACGACTGATGCTATTTTCTAAAGTAATTATATTGTTTACATAATCAACTGATGCTATCTGGACCTTTGCACTACCAGATAAATTCGACCCTACTGCTATCCAGTCCCCTTGCATACCCATCCATGTCGGAAACCCTGACACATCATAAAAATACTTTGAATCCGCTACGTATAGTGATGTTCCACTCCCAGAATCTGATCCTGTGATGATGGTTAGATTTGTCCCCCGATCTATTAACGTACTAGACTCTGTTAACGTGTAATCACTATTATTATAATTAGTGAATAATGGATCAACTGTTATGATGTCTGTAAATTCTGGATACGTAGGACCAGACAGAGACTCTGCTTCTGAAGCATTTCTACCACCTAAATCCGCAGCATTAATATAATCAGTTCCACTGCTAGTCCCGATCATATTAGTAAACCACTTGTCTCGGATTCCGTCTGGTAAATTTTGTGATCCACCAGCATATTGAACTAAGACGCCAGAATATGGGTTTCCATACAGTAGATTGTTAACCATCCGATTATTTCCTAAATCTAGAAAATTCGTCCCAACATACTGTAGCCCATACGAATGGTTACGATTTTTTACCATCGTATTATTGTAAATGTGATTATCAGTCGCGTCTGAATCACCCCCACTAGTACCCGATGTTGTTTTCAACCCTCCAAGCGCCGAACTCGTATAGTCTGCTGCTCCCCCTTTGTGTATTATATTGTATCGAATTATGTTATCAGGGGCTGATAACTGAAGGGCATTCCCCGGTGTTGCTCCGGGCCATTGATCATAATCAAAAGACGATCTACATTCATTCCCTTCCCATAAATTATTTCCTCCAGCGTGCCAAAGAGCGCAGGCGGTATGATAATCGTTGCTAATAACATTATTTCGGACTACATTATTTGTAGCTAGTGTACTAGAAATATACAATGCGTCATGTGATGCACTATCTATTATATTATCTTGATACAAGTTATAATCTGAGTCTTTTGCTACTTGAATTAAATCTTGTGTTTCCTCAGTACTATCATTTTGTGCGTCATGCTCACCGTATATTTCATTATTCTCAAATACATTATATATAGTCGTAAAAGATCCTTCCCAAGTGCTGGCACAGGCAGACCATCCGCGACTTGCCGTTATGCTTCCATCCCCTCCATTGCGATAACCTAAAACAACATTTTTAACTATCGTCCCTTCAGATCCACACGCATTCCCGTAAGTAGAAACAAAACCTGTAGGTATGTGCACGATTCTTCTAGTGCCATCCTCATCACTAGGCCCTGCACCATTTACTGTAATATAATCACGCTCTCCTAGTGCAATTGAACCCCTATCCGTATAACCACCTGTTCCCGTCCAATTCATCGTAACTTGACCATCACCATAAGCCTGATATGTAATCCGATTATCGTTATCAGTCCCGGATCTAGCTGGACGTATCTGTTCACCAGTACCGTATGTTCCGGCTTGTAAATAGATTACATCTTCAACAACTGCCTCATCATTCGCTGTATCTAAATCACAGGCAGCCGTTCCTGTAAGACCTGTACAGTCACCCACTGAACCAATGCAATTGTCTCCACCATCATCCCAAGCTGAAGTCCCATTACTGGAGACACAGTAATAAGTCGGAGCTGCATTAGCCAGAAATGGCAGACATAAAAGACTAACCAGAATGTAGTGCACTGGCATGACCTCCTGTGTGGATGATGATGGAGGTATCGACCCATTCCTTGGTAGCAGTAGCATCAACAATCATCGCCACAATGATCTCGGCCTGCATCTGAGCAGTGACTAATGCCAGTTTCCCATATCCACCAGTCAGAAATGACAGTGTGGCATTCGATGCCGCAGCACCTCCAGTTGCCGCCACACCATCCAGATATAAAATTAGATCTGTAGATGATGACGGTGACGGGTCTGAAGTCTGATAATCCCCGGTCGACGAATCAGGATCGAGAAACGGAAAGTAGAAATTATTCATCTCTCCAGTAGTTGAACCATACACTCTTAAATCAGGCATAAATTTCTCTCACATTACTGGCTAAATAGCCATACTGTTCCATCACTTCCCTGTGGTCGGACTCTATTCTCTTAGCTTGGTCTGGTGATAAAATGTCTTTCCAGTGACCAGATGTACCGTGGTGGAAGAAGGTGTCTGTGTGTTCCGAGGTTTCGATTAAATCATGTAACATGTTATCTCCTAACCCTAGCACCTATATGGGCGCTTTCTCCTAACATATGATAGTGTAGTTTATGACAATGTCTGCATCTTAATACTACTTTATCATAAACATTATTATCCTTAACGGAATACTGTAGGTTATTTATATCCCTACAGCATTCGCGTTGGAATTCAGGTTTCTTTTTTATTTGCTCTCTAATAAACTTATGATAATCATGCATTAGGCTAAAGTAAATATACTAGTTGTAATAGTAAAGGTAAACGTATCATCTGCTGTTAAATCAATTGTTGATCCATTATCCCAATACATTACTAATTCATCTGGCCCAGTTGCATCTTCATTAAATACTACTGCATATTGAATACTATCCCAATCACTTGCTCCTGCTGTCCATGCCGCAGGGCTTGAAGCACCGCATGTTGCTGTACCTGTAGTTTCTGACCATGTATTTGTAATATCTTTTCCTTTAGTAGTATAACCTGTACCTGTTACTTCATTACTTAAATTACCCAAAAGTGGTCCACTTGCTGCAGTAATTGATGCTGTATCTTGATATAAAGCTACATTTAATTGATCAGCATTAAAATTATGTACTCCTAGCCCTAAATCTTCTACAAATTGATTAAACTTACTTGCATTTGCCATTCTTTTTTCCTCTCTCTATTAATTAATTTCGCGAAAGCGAAATAAATCTATCTAGTTACACCTTCAGAAATAATAACTTGTCCCTGAAGTAAACGTATAACATTATTTGCGTTTCCGTTTTCGTATATTTCTAAGTCATAAACAGCAAAATCAGTATCAAATGTATCTGTTTCAACTGCACCTATATATAATTGTATTTGTCCAGTAACTGAACCACTTTCTAAAACTATGCCGCTATTTCCAGTAGTTAATTCGGCTATATAAGCTATATCATCTACTCGTTGACGTATTTGCATACGTGCACTTTTTCCTGCTAAGCTTATAGGATTTTTATCTGCATCCTTCCAAACTAATGTTTTGGCAAATATACTGCCTCTTTCTATATTTAAATTTAATGTTCCTGCTGACATTCTAAGTTTTATCCCGTTTTACGTTTGCGGAGCCAGTAATGCCATCCGCGACCAGAATTAATATCTAAGGCATAGGTTCTAGGGGCAGTATCTAATTCTATAGCAAATCCGCTAAGTGTATACGTTCCAGAGTCTACATCTAATGAATAAGTACCTGTACTAGTAGTTTCTAATTCTACAGCAGTACCAGTAAGTGTATAAGCTCCAGTATCTACATCTAATGTAAGGGCACCATTAAGATCTACAGTGATACCGCTAAGAGTAAGTGCTCCAGATGCTGCATCTAGTGTATGCTCAGCGCTAAGGTCGACAGTAGTACCGCTAAGTGTATACGTTCCAGTATCTGCATTTAGTAAATAAGTACCAGTAGTTTCTAGTTCTACAGTGCTGCCGCTAAGAGTAAGTGCTCCAGATGCTGCATCTAATGTATGCTCAGCGCTAAGGTCGACAGTACTACCACTAAGAGTATATGTTCCAGAGTCTACATCTAATGTATGCTCAGCGCTAAGGTCAACAGTAGTACCACTAAGTGTATATGTTCCAGAGTCTATATCTAATGTATAAGTACCAGCAGTTCCAAGAGCTACATCAGTACCAGTAAGTATATATGTTCCAGAGTCTATATCTAATGTATAAGTACTATTAAGATCAACAGTAGTACCAGTAAGTATATATGTTCCAGAAGCACCAGCTAGTGAATAAGCACCAGCGGTTTCAAGAGCTACATCACTACCGCTAAGAGTATATGTTCCAGAGTCTATATCTAATGTATAAGTACTATTAAGAGCTACATCACTACCGCTAAGAGTATACGTTCCAGAGTCTACATCTAATGTATAAGTACTATTAAGATCTACAGTGATACCGCTAAGAGTATACGTTCCAGAGTCTACATCTAATGTATAAGCAGTATCTAATCCAACAGTAGTACCACTAAGTGTATACGTTCCAGAAGCACCAGCTAAACTAAGAGCACCTTTAAGAGAGGCAGTAGTACCGCTAAGAGTATACGTTCCAGATGTAGCATCTAATACATATCCAGTATTAAAATCTACAGTAGTACCACTAAGAGTATATACCCCAGATGCACTAGCCAAAGAGTAAGCTTTGCTAAGGGCAGTAGTGCTGCCAGTTAAAGTATACGTTCCAGATGTAGCATCTATTGAATAAGGAGTAGGTGTAGGGGCATCAGGTGCTGTTACCCAGACAGCAGAAACCAATACACCTTTATTGTTAGCGATTTGCGTAATGCGAACATACAGACCGTCCCAGTCTGTTATGTTTTGGCGTTCACCAGTTGTTAGTGTTTCTGTGTACTCAGCAAATGAACTACCAGGACCTTGCTGTGTTCCTGTATGGATAAGCCCATCGTCAACGGTGTATACGTCAAGACGGATTGCAGCGCCGCCAGATGCACGCTGAGCACGGTAATAAACAACAATATCGTCAGCTTCAGGATCTTCTAAAGCATCAATATTAAGATCACAGGCATTATTACTACCCGACGTAGGACTGGATATCCAGTCCGCATCTGATTGATCATCAACATCACTCCATAAAGGAGTTGTTGTCCACGAGTCAGTTGCTCTATCTGAAATTGGGTATTTAAGCTGAGCCATACTACTAGCTGCCTATAGTTTCTAAATTATGTGAGTGAGTATATAAAGCATATCTTACCGCATCTGCAATATGACAATACTTATCATGTAATGGGCGTTCTGCTAGTAATCCTTCTCTAGGATCCCATCGATAATTATCAAACATATCTATTATATTAGTACAACTAGAAGAGATGAATATTCTATCATGATCTACCAGTGATGATAAATATCCAATACCATCATTTACTGATTTCTTAGCATTTATAGTAGTAATATCATAATCATATGCTAAGTCATAGCGTGTTTGTTGTGCAGCTGAATCAATATAGATAAAATCAATATTATGTTCTGAAATTTTATCTTGTATCATCTTAGCGTACTCAGATGTACCAGATTCGTTATTTAAATATTCATCAACTAAATAGTAATTATAACCATCTGTTAAAGCAACAATAAAAGCTGTTGGATCTCTAAATCCTAAGTCCAATCCAGCTACTACATCTAATACTTCTAAAGTAGATATATCTATATCTACTATTTGAGTCTTATTAAGATTAAATATTTGACCTTCTAATGCTATAAATTCACATAAATGTTCTTGTGCGAATTCAGCGCGACTCATTGATGCTTTTGCATCTTCTATAGCTTGTAAATCTGTTCTAGGATTATCATGATATGTACTAAGTATAGAAGCCCAAGTGGGAAAATTATTTGAAAATCCACGTTTATAAAATTCGTGAAACCAATTATTACCGCGAGGTGTACTAATAAAAATAGCTTTACTATTTACTTTATCTAATGTAGGGCACAACTGAACATTAAATGCATCTGCTCCATCATTATTAACAGCACATTCATCAAATATAATTAAATCATAACTGCGTCCGATTACAGAGTCTACCTGTCCTACAGAGCCCATTCTAATTGTTGACCCATTTTTTAATTCTATTATCTTATCTTTGGCATTTGATTTTTGTACTTCTACACCAAAAGCTGTTAATAGTTTTTTCTGATTATCCCAAGAAATACTAGAAAGAGCATAGTTTGGTGCTATAACTAATATATTACATCCGGGTATTAAAGTAATTAAGTGACCGATTACATTAGCTATAAAACTTTTACCTGTACGTCTACTTAATACTGCAGTAATAAATCTATATTCAGGATTATTAATAGCATTTATAAAAGCTATTTGTGGCGGGACAGGTTCAATATCTATTAGTTGTAAGTACTTACTTATATCTAGTTTTATTAGGCGTTCTTTTACAGGATATTCTGTAATAGAAGTATCACTAATATTATCACGAGAGATTTTCATTATCGTAGTAAACGATCTTGAGGTTGAAAACCAGAAGTAAACTCATAAGCTCCTATAGTTGGTGGGATATGATATGGTCTACCGTTACGATCTTTTATCGCGTCAGTGTAAACGCCAGCTTCGTAGACTGGGGAATCTACTAGTGGTTTATTATCCGCGCCTAAAAGAGGATCGGTTGATATGCTGTTACTACCAATAGATTCCGCATTATCATTTTCATCAATCACATTTACTGCAAATCCGTTGAAGCAATTATTGTCTTCAGTAATACTGTGCGCGTCAAAACGACGAATCCCGCTACCAGATAAGCCTGAAAGAATATTATTCTTTGTCTCGCCTCCAGCAATTGTCATAGGTGAATACTGGATCGCAGCTTTAGGCGTTTGGTCGCCATCATTGTAAGTGCTATCCACAGTTAAATTAGTGCAGGTATTATTAATAATGTGCGCATTATTCCCATCCTGGCTTGTTGCATCAGTTGCGAAATAAACCATTCCACAATCGTCTACCAGATTAGAATAAAACCAATTTTCCTTGCCCGAGTTATCATGCCATGCTTGATAACATCGAGAAATAGCATTTCCATATATCCGTGTATTTGTGGTCTGCGAATCAGTCTCTATCCCCCCTCCATCACCGTTGTAAAATCGTCCATATGTCATATCTGTAAATGTATTGTTATACACATAATTATAATATCCAGTACCAGGAATACATTTACTAAAATATACTCCCCCAGTCGACACAGCCAGCCCGTTAGAGGTAAAGGCATTCCCATAAATACGAGCGTTTCTTACTTCACCTCTAACCCAAATCCCCCCACGCAAAATGTCGGAAAATGTATTGCGCCTGATTATCGCATTATCCATAATTCGTGAGGTTCCCTCCGCCCCGGCAATTCTTATCCCCGTACCACAACGATTAAAAGCACAATCCTGTACAATAGCACCAGTGACTGTAGTTGAATCTGTTGCACTTTCATTAAACACCCCTAGGGAGGTATAACGGAAACACAGGTTTTCAATCACAATGTTATCGGAATTGAAAGCTTCAAAAACTCTATCTTTGGTATTTGCACTCCAGTACACCGCGCCATAATAAGTGACGGGGTTCCCTACTGAATACACGATTAACCGGTTATTGTCTTCTGCCGTTCCCCGAAACCAATCAAACTGAAAAGCTTGAGCAGGGACATTCGTCGTCACATCGGTAAGCGTAGAAGTCACAACAGTCCAATATTCTAACTGATACTGGCCCGGGGTAAAGTCATCCCCAAACCACACTGCCTGTATGGGGTTATATGATGCTATTCCACCATCTAAAATCCATAGATTAGACCCAGGAGATAGGCTAGTCGGATCTGTAGGGTCTACCTCTGTCCAATCACCAGCCTCTGATGTGTGATAATGGTCAAAAACAGGTTTTGGCTGTGATATATCATCAGACCCATCACCATTATAATATGTCGTTACTGTCTTATCCGAATCCCCACTATAAAATGTGCACTTAGACTCAGCGCCATAGTCCGCAAGATTCTCTACTGTCCCTCGCTTTATCCTGAGTTCATCCCAAGACGCCTTATTAGTCTCAGCATCCGGCAGAGAATTCCACGGCGTCCCCACTGTGCCATCACCACCCCCAACAGCATTTACATCCAAATAACTTGTGGTCATGTAAATCTGCCTATACGAGTATTAGTTGATGTTCTTGGCTGCGCAGGGAATCCAGAAGTAAACTCATAAGCTCCTATAGTTGGTGGGATATGATATGGTCTGCCTTGGTAATCCTTAATAGAAGATACAAATATCCCTGCTTCATAAGCAGGCGAATCAACAGTTGGTTTGTAGTTAGCATCTAAAAGAGGATCTGAAGTTAAGGTATTAGTCCCCAGGGTATGGTTTGTAGTCGGAGTATCAAACCCATAGAAGATGTTGTAATCTTCATCTGTCTGATCTGTTCCGGTATTGACGTAAAACCCATCACTATCACCTGTGAAAATGTTGTTTTTGATCTCAACTACATCATCTGCCATCGCATCGCCCGCAATGAATCCATAATGAGTCGAATTAACAAAAGTATTATTATAAATGCGAGTCGATGTATGGGCTGACGCACCACCCAATATCATCCCAATTCGATTTCCTGTTCCCAGGTTTCCGTATATCTCACCATTTGTCACAGATAACACCATTATCCCGGCCCCAGATGTTATATCCGCACCGCTATAGCCAACATTTCCGCTACATGAATTATGCCTGCAAATAATATTGTCGCAGCCATCATCAATGAGTAGACCATGACCATCAATGCCTTCATCCGCCTCATTATTGTTACATGTGTTATTTTCAATTGTGAAATACGCCGATACCTGAATATTCATCCCACCGAGAACCCCTAAGTTCCCATTGCATGTATTACCGGAAAAACTGCTAACATACGATGTATCGGTGAACCCTATAATGAGAACCCCACCAATCCCTCGATTACTCGATACCGTATTATTGTCAATAACTAGGGTTTCGTTAATAGCAGAAACATGACCGCTATCACCCACACGGATTCCAGCGTAAAGTGTTCCACCATTACCAGTAATAGTATTCCCAGTAATAGTTAAATTCGTAATCTTATCAGAGGCAGCACCTGCTGCTTCTATCGTGACCCTGATACCCTCATATCCACTACCCGTTATCGTGGAATCTGTAATAGTTAATTGATCGAGAGTTTTTGCAGTGCCACTGGATTGCAAATAAGATATACCCCGCTGCACATTATCTGTTATCTCGCAATTATCAATAGTCGAACCTGTTACATCTACCGCAGACGCAATCTTAATACCATAAGTGCTGCAACCTGTAACAGTTATGTTCTTCAGGATAATCCAATCGCCTGCGAATAAAATCCCATACGCCCCTGTTACGGTAATTACACCGGGAGTAGCCCCATCACCACGGATAACAATTTCGTTACCCTCAGTGGCATCTGCATTGACATTTACACCTGTTGTTATCAACCCCAATAAATAGACATCATTCCCTGGGTGAGATGACCATGTGACAGAGCCAATAGCCTGCGCATTGGCAGGACTAGACCCATCTGTGGATCCAGCACCAGATTGGGATACGAAGAAGTCAGCCATTAGGTAAATCTGCCTGTAGCTAATACCTCACACCCAGAACCTGTGGTGATCTTCCAGGCAGTTGTGCATACAGCATCAATAATATATGTACCAGTCTGAACACTAGCTGGTGTGCCAATGCCGGCTACCGCTAGTACATTTGTAGATCCGTCAATAATGGTTATTTGACCATTTCCTGTGTTCCTCCAGGTGATAGTGTGCAAGAAATCACCTGCTGCCCCTGTAGTCCCTAAAATCTCAGCTGTCTGTGAAGGCTCTACATGATGATAAGCGAATCTCTCCTCCACCTTAATGACATCATTTGTTTGATCTTCACCAGAAATTAGTAATGGATTAACATTAATAGCTCCAGCAGTACCAATTTGAATCCAGTCAGTAACTAAAGGACCAATAAATTTATAAATATCACCAGTATCATTTTCATCCCATACTAAACCAGTAGTTAAGAATGATAATGCAGTATTTGCACGCTCAGAAGCAGTTCCTACTACATGAGTAAAAATATATGTACCATTTATATCTAAACTACCAGGAATATTTAAGTTAACGGGGTTATGTAATAAATAATTAGTTTTCATAGCATTATCACCGAATAAGTACCTGTACCGGGGTTCTGTAATATAGTACAAGTAATACGTACGTATTTCCAAGGTATAATTCCTGAAGTACGTGTTATACCTGTAGATCCACCACTTAATGATAGATAACAATAGAACGAATAATTAATATTATCATTAGAAACTTCAATTTCTACAGCAGTAGTATTTGAACCTCGTCCTGTGGCAATAAGTTGAAATGAAGCAGGCCATGATATATTATCTACACCATATTCTAAAGAAGTTTTAGTTCCAGTAGTATTTAATGCATTGGCTAGATATTTTACTTCCATATATCCAGTACTTACTTGTAAAGCATTATTAGGTATTTTTATACTTCCTAGTATAGCATCGGCTAAACTCATGTTGTCCACTCTCCTTCACTAGATACTACACCATTAGTATAAGCAATAGTTTTTGTCCATTCTGTGATACTATCTGTAGCGGTTATTTCTGTTACTTGTCCTACAGCATTATATGCGGAAGGGCCTAGAGTCCATGTTTTAGAATCATAAGATGTAGATACATAATCTACAATACCGCTAGCATAAACTACAGTTTGTGCATTTATATATGGATACACTAAAACTCCTGCGGGAGTATATTCACCATTTCTAATATATAATTCATCAAAATTGGCATTTACCTTTGTAAATCCAGAGTTTAATGTATCAGCTCCAGGTGTATCTGGACCGGTACCCATGTCTATTGCTTGTTTAGCCATTATGAAACTTCAACTCCATCACTAACTCTATACCATTTATCTCCATCACTAGTAGCTAAGGTTCTACCCCCAGTTTCATCGGATACAATAATAATTGCATTATCATATGTTGATGCTGAAGGTAAAGTTGCTACTGTATATTCACTAACAAGTATAATTTTTTCAGCATAAAGTTCATCAAAGTTATCTTTTACTTTGCTAAATGCTTCATATAAATTATCAGCTCCAGGTGTATCTGGACCGGTACCTAAGTCTATATCTTGTTTTGCCATTTTATGATCCTAATGTAACTGAAGTACCAGAAAGTGTAAATGTACCACTAGTAGCTTCTAATTTTTTAGGTATTGAAATAGTGCTACCAGTAAGTATAAATGTACCACTAGAAGCTAATATACCTCTGAAAAGTCTATTAGGCATACTTGCTGTAGATATTCCAATGATAGCTAAAGTTCCCACTACCACTTCATCCAAACTATATTAGTTGCAGTCGTAGCTGCATTTACTCTAACTCCACTAACAGGTAGGATTGAACCAGGTAATACGCCTAAATAAACCACTGCTGCTCCGCCTTCTTCATGGTCTATACTTACGTCTCCACCGCCTCCTACAAATAGTGCATTAAAATCTAATACAGTGCTGTCACTTTTTGTCACTGCTGCGCTTGTTGTTGCTGAAGCGAATGCTCTTCTATGATGTCTCCATCTTGTTTCGTCTACCATGTCAATCCTCAATAAGTTTAGTTAGTAAATTATTATAATTAAGCCCAAAATTTGCTGGGCCATTAACTTGTACGTTTGTTTGTTGTGTTTCTTTTGGTTCTGCTACTAAATCTTTTACAAAGCTTTCTCGCATTTTTAATGCTAGAGTTAATAAGTCTGCAATGTCTTTATTACTAGTTAACTCTGCTTCTTCTAACTCTAGCAGTTTTTTATCTATAATTGTATCTAGAGTGGATTGTAGCTTTGTTCTATTTATATATCCTTGTTCTAAGAAGATTGTATCTATAAATCTTTTTGACTCTTTTTTATTTAAATAGTATACTACCTTTTCTACAGGTATATCTAATGTACTTGCTGTTTCTTCTATACTAGCTGTTTCTAAATATCTAGTAGTAACTTCTAGCAATTCTGGTGGCATCCTATAAGTTTCTTCTGGATTCATCATTGCATTAGACATGTGTACTCCTTATTTTTTCTATTATTAAATTGCATTATATCAAATTTTTTTGTCCATGTCAATCCCACTTGATACTTTTTAGGCTAGGTGTAGATTAGCATATTAAAGTTAATATTTTATTTTAGCTCTCTAAAATCAATGCAAAAAATATACCTTGGTTTCTCAAAAATCTTATACACCTTGTAGTAGTTTCTCAAAAACCTTGTATCGTTTACGCGTGGGGTAGTGAGGTCCGAGGAGCCTCGGACCAAGTCCGATAACCGCCCCCACCCGTCAAAGATTTGACGGGTGGTCAAACTTTTGACGCTAAGCGTCAAAAGTCATCCATTTGCGTTCCATTGCGATGTCTCGCAATAATTGTAGTGTGGTTTTTGCGCTACGGCTGGCGTCTGCCCAGATTGCCAAGGTTACCATCCCCGACAGCCGGTGATGGCATTCTTCCCACTCACGAAAGGTGTTGATGCGGATAGCATCCTGGAAGCAATGGTGCGCGGCGTGTTCTACGATTTTGACGGATATGCTCATTTTTCGGTCCTTTTCTGTGTGGGTGAGAGTGCAGTATAACAGCCTGGCTGAGCATTACAACCCTTTTCAGAAAATAAATATTGGCATAGCTTTTGCAAGTCAAAAAGCATGCCAGGCCCGCTGGCCTGGCTTCCACCCTGCCGGAGGCCCTGGCGTCATAACGCCAGGCGCGAACAGCGCCGCCAGGAATTTGACGTCAAATAGGATGTTTCTATGCGCGCATAAGCTGAGCTTATGTGCCAGATTTTTGACGTCAAATAGGATGTTTCTATGCGCGCATAAGCGTAGCTTATGCGTCAAAAATTTGGCGGCGCCAATTATATCATAACTATCCCTTACTTGTCAATACCCATATAGAGATATTGACACAAAATATGCCCCAAAAGTTTTTTATGGGCACATAAAAAGAAACTAGAATTTATTTTTATTTCAATGCGTTTAAAGCTTGACAAGAATAGAAAATAGGATTAACATGCTCGCATGTTACAAAAAACCACCACCACCCGCCCTACCAGAGGTATTACCATGGTTTATGACTACAGCAAATTTCATGCCAAGTGTGATTGGAAGTTTCTTGTGATTTTCTTGAGTGCTTTTCTAGGCGCTCCCATTGCCGTTATCCTCAGCTCAATTTTTGGAGTCTAATATATGAACACATACAAATCGACATGTACCCACCAACAGACCGTTGCTGGACGAAAGGCTACCGTCAAAATTTTGACTACCTTACCAGTCAAAAGTTTTAAGTTTTTCATGGGCTCTGAACAGGCGCGTAAAACCCATGTTATTAGCATGGTAAAGAAAGGTTTTTTGGACGGCTGGTTCTGCCGTATTCTTGACGGTCATGTTAATTTTGTGCCAGCGCGCGACATGCCGTCTATGATCGACCGCTCAAGCTGGACCGCCATTTAGTTGACACTAAGCCACCGTCAAATTCCTGGCGGTGGCAACTTTCAAAGAGGCAACAAAACTATGTCGAAATACCTTACAGTTCTGAACGCAGAAGATGGAACCTACCGTCAAGAATTTGACACTTGGGCGGCAGCTTGCGACTATGTGCGTGAGCAGATGGATCTTCCATCTGATGCAATAATCATGCCAGATCATGGCTACACTGATGACTTGTGCCGCGAAATTTACATCACGGAACCCGGATATTCAGCTTGGTAGACTGCTTCATAACCCCTTGATTTTCAAGGGGTTTTTGGCGCCCTTGCACCAAAATGCGTCAAGAAATTGACGCTCCTTATACCGTCAACTTGTTGACGGCGCCCGAGCAGGGCACGCTACTTTCATGATACAGGAACCGCGTATACATAGCAACAACTTTATGCACTAAATTTTTTTATACCACCATAAAAACATTTTATGAAAAGCGCCGGCGGACCTGGCACGATAATTGCATTAGCAAGAAATGTGCCAATATTTATTTTCCAAAAGGGGTTGTGCCTGGCTGTAATCCGTGCTACAATGGGCCTCAATTCAGCATATGGGGAGGTGGCCTAGAGGGGAGCGCGGGCGTCAACAAATTGGCGGTGCCAGGTTGGCACGATTTTTGCATGTGTCAATATTTTGACGCTGGCATGATTCTTGCATGTGTCAAAATATTGACGGTGTGTCAAAAAATTGACGGTGTGTCAAAAAATTGACATGTTATAAACCGATGTTATAAACCGATGTTAAAAAGCGATGTTAAAAACCGATGTTGACAAGCGATCCGAATTTTGTTATAATATATCTTTGATTTGGAGAACTAAAGAATGGAAATTTTAGCTGGTTTATTTATTGCACTCGCAAGTTTGCCGGTAGGTTGGCTTGTTTTTAAAATACTTTACAAAGGGCCTTGACAATGAATGAAATTTTGACTATACTTATCTCAGTGGCGATATTTTATCTGGCACACAAATTCGGCGGAGAGTAAATTATGAGCAAAAAGACCTGTACCAAAAAATCCACCCGTAAAGATCGCAACCTGGCGGAAAATAACACTCGTCGAAATAAGGCGCTAAAAAGCTACTTTACTTTCAAGCGCAGCGAGTTTAAAGATGCTACAGCACTTGAATCGCTGGCAACAGCGATCTATCCTGAAACCGTTGCTACCTGGCTCCGCCGGGTAAATCCTGAAAACTTTTAATTGACATCTAGGAGAGGCTAGTATATACTAGCCTCTCACTTACAGGAGATTGTTATGTATATAAATTTGAAAACTACGGTAAATCTGCCGAATGATGTAAGTTTCGATACAGATCGTTCACCAGAATATGTTGAATTATTTTACAGTTTTGCTGCTAAACTCGGAAAACTTGATAAAATTAAGGCAATTAAACTTATTCGTTGGGAATTCGATTGTGGACTACGGGAAGCTAAATATTTCGTTGAAGATGCAATGGAAAATATTAGTTGACATCACTGAGAGGCTAGTATATACTAGCCTCTCAGTTACAGGAGATTGCACAATGTCTTTAATCACTTTGGTACCCGCTTATGGAGCAAAATATGAAACGAAAAGAGATGTTCTTTCTGATTGGAATTCTGGCATTGATTTTTACATTCTGCGCGGTTGTTATTGCAGTAAGCGAAATTTGGAATCCCTCAAGCATGACCTTGGAGCTGATGAAATTCAGTTTCGGTGGATAAACAAATCCGGCAAGGTGAACTACTTCACTTACTGGCAAAATGAAATAACGCGGGCAATTCCCACCACCTTCGTTTATGGCCCACTAAACGGTTTTATCTAAAAGGAGGAACTATGCGCTCGCTATACAACAAAGTGAATGACCGTCTTTTTGGTAGCGAGTTGCCTAGTGTTGACATCATAAAATTTGATGGTAGCAAAAAACAATTTGATGTCACTTATTTAATAGATGGTTTTACAACTACGCAACTCGGCGGATTGGTTATAGGAATATCCGAAACACTATCAAAACAGGAAAAATTCAATACCCTGGTGCATGAAATGATTCATGTATGGCAAGCTGAAAATGGTAAAGCCTGGAACCACGGAAAAATTTTTAAACGCTGGTGTAGACTAGCATATCAGGAGTTTTATGAATGAAAGAATTATACTTACATATTAAACATGACACCCCAATTTCAAATGGAAAATGTTGGGTATCGAAAAATTCTGAATCTGAAAATAAAGATATTGATGAAACATTCGAGATCGAATTTGAAGATATAAATGATTTTGTGTCTGAAGTATTTTATTATGCTCCATACGAATTAGCGGTAGATTTTAAGGGCTTCATTAAATTTGCATAAAATTTGTTGCTTTTCCTAGGGAGATATATTTATCTCCCTAGATTTTGTAACATAAGCGTCAATTTCTTGACGCTTTTTTGCGCCGCCGCGGGAATCCGCTACTTTCATTATACAGGAGCCGCTGCCTGGTGTCAATACCTATTTGTGGATATTGACAAAATAAATTGGCACAGATTTTGCATGGTGCCAGATTTTTGACGGAGGCGCCATTATACCACAGCCGCCTGTGGGTTGTCAATACCCCAAATGGGGTATATACAAAGATATTGCGATATGCGATAATTCTGTTTCTGGAATTGAGGCACAGATTATGAATGAAAAATATTTTGAATATGTTGGCACGTTTTTTGCCGCTGTGGGTTTTGGCCTACTTTCTAGTCGCCATTATTTTGGCGGATTTATTGTAGGAATAATTAGTTGTCTTTTTTTGTTAATATTGTTCAAAAAGACTAGACAACACAGCTTGTTTCTGTTACAATCTTACTTTCTGATAGCAAACAGTTTTGGAGTTTGGAATGCTTAAAAAAATTAACGTATATGATTTGGATGGTACGATAATTTGTAGCCTACATCGTTACAAAACTTTGCCATGTGGCACGAAAATTGACCTGGCGTATTGGCGAAAAAACAGCACGCCAGAAAAAATCGCTAGGGATTCGCTTTTGCCACTGGCAAAAAAATACCGTCAAGATATTGACAACCCTGAAATTTATGTGGTTATCGCTACTGCGCGGGTTTTAAAAAAACCAGACCTGGATTTTATCGCTAAACACCTTGGTATACCAGATAAAATTTTCGGTAGGCTAAAAGGTCAAAATACCAGCGGCGCGTTACTCAAGGTTAAATGGTTGTCAATGTTTCGACAGCTTAAACAGTTTCGAGATTTACCTATAACTTTTTTTGAGGATAACCTTGACTATCTAGGCAAGGTGTGCGATAATCTCTCTGCGGTCGGGGTATACACCCCGTCAAAACAAGGATATTAAATTATGGCTAAAAAGCAGTTTATTTGTATTATTGACACAGAAACAACTCGGACGGATAAAGTAGCAGATTTTGCTGCTGTGGTGGTTGATCGTAAAGGTAATACAACGGCACAATGTGCGGTATTAGTTGCCGGGGTTTATAATAATCGGGAATCGCATCCACTATTCTATGATAACTCTGCTCCAGTAGACTCAATCTGGAATCGGGACAGCTTGTCAAAACGGTATGATGTTTATTCCCGTATGTTAGAAGGTGGCTCGCGTATGTTAGCCAGTGCATCGGCTATTAATCGTTGGTTAGATAGGGTTAAAGTAAACTATGACCCATTTTTGACTGCGTATAACTTGCCTTTCGATGTTGACAAGTGTGAAAAAACCGGAATTGATTTAACGGGTTTTTCAAAACGATTTTGTCTATGGGCCGCAGCTGCGGATATTTGGGCGCAATCTAAAAAGTATCGGGAATTTGTTTTGGATGTGCATGGTTTTAATAATCCTACAAAATTCGGCAATATGTCTTATAAAGCTAACGCTGAAATTATGGCACGTTTTTTGCTAGGTAACCCAGATTTGCCAAACGAACCACATACAGCTCTGGAGGATATTATAGACTATGAGTTACCGATTTTGAGAGCCATTACAAAACGTCGGGCTTTGAAAAATTTAGTGGATCTGAAAAAACCAGACTGGAGACAAATGCAAGTGAAAAATCACTTTATTGCAAAATAAAGTGAAATAAAGTGTTGACACCAGGTTAACACTTCTATATAATGTTTACATCAGGTCGGGAATGGTCCCGACCTGAATTTACCGGAGAAAATGCACTATGGCTACAAAAACCCCGAACTATACCGAAACTATGATTTCGGAAATTCGTGACCGCTATACTGCGGTACGGGATGAAGATCAGGAAATGCGCGATTCTGTTGTTCGCCAGATTGCGGCGGATCTCGGAAAATCCTGGAAGGGTGTTATCGCTAAACTTGCTCCTATGACCTTTGAAAACGCAACTGGAGAGCTTGAGAAGCTCTATCGGCCGAAAGAAAAGGTTTCAAGTGTTACCGGCGCTGCTCCAGCAAAAAAGGATGTTTTGGCCGCGCAATTTGTTGAGATGGTAGGTTTAAACCTTGTTTCCGCTGAGAAGCTCAACAAGACCGATTTAACGGCTTTGATCGTGTATGTCGAAAGCGTCAATACAATGGCGGCTCGCTATAACGATGTATCAAACTATCTTAGCAGTTAATCGCTAATCCGGCGGGGAGAATTTCCCCGCCACTTTTTAACCAGGCTCCGCCAAAAAATTGGCGGGGCCTTTTTTTGCATTCGAATAGCAGTATATTAGAATATTCTAATATACTGCTGCCCCAGAATACCGTCAATTTATTGACGGTATTGCGCCGTCCCTAGGACCCGAGTCTCCCACAATACCATGGTACACTAGGCTGGATGCCTTGTCAAGCAAAAGTTTTTTATAATGGCATAAAAAATTCTTATAGGCGCCGCTCGCGCGAGCACGCTACTACCAGTATAACATGGCCAATCACCGGCGGTCAAGTCTTTTTTGCACAAAATTTTTTTATGGGGGTATAAGCTGAACTTATATTAGAATTTGCTAATATTATTATATTAGAATATAAACATATTCTAATAGGCGCTTGCGCCTTTGGCTGGCTGAGTAGAGTACCGATTCGATTTTTACATATTAATAAAGTACTAAATCTAAGTACTAAAGTAATGTACTAAATCTAAGTACTAAATTAATCCATAAAAAAAGTTGCTTGACAAATATTTTAAAATTTGGTATAATATTAAAATAAATGAAATAATTCATTTATTTAAAATAGTTAAAATAATTTAGATATATAAAGGAGTTAAAATGCATTGGCAAAATAAAGAAGATGAATTACTTAAAAAAATTCATAAAAGTACAAATATGACAGACCAAGAAATACAGGAAAAATTTTTACCACATAGGTCAGTTTCTGCAATAACACAGAGGTATTCGGGGAAATTTGGAATAAATCGAAAAAATAGAATTCCTTTAAATGTAGATGAAAAAATTGATAAATTTTTAAAAGAATTTGATAAAATTGAAAAAATTGAAAAAATTGAAAAAATTGAAAAAATTGAAAAAGTTGAAATAATTGATAAAATTAATGAAGTTGAAATAATTGATAAAGATGATAAAATTAATGAAGTTGAAATAATTGATAAAGATGATAAAATTAATGAAGTTGAAATAATTGAAAAATCTGAATATGATAAAAAGCTAGAAGAAGCTATAAACATGAATAACATGTCTCGCTTTGGATATGAAGTATTTAATAAAGAAAATCAACCATGTTTTGTTGATGATACTGTTTCTGCGTTTTATATGGCAGATGGTTCATACTTAGGAAATTATAACCAAATGTTAGAATTAGAATTCCCTGAAGAAGAAGAGATGCTTGATTTATAAATAATTTTGCTGCGCCCGCGCGAGTACAAAAACGATATTTTTTCGTATCTTCCGTGGGCGCCATTTTATCACAGCGGGCTAGGGTTTGTCAAGTACTTTTTTATTTTTCCCTAAGCCCAACCCAGGGAGACAGTGATACAGCGATGAAGTAATTTCCCCGAATTTTTAAGAGTACCAAAATAACATCTGCACGATTTTGCGCGCGCTAATTTCAAAAATTTCTAAAAAATTTTTTCCAGCTCGGCTAGAAATAACTTCCCGACTCCAGTGATACAGTGACTGTTAGTATTAAAGGAGTCCAGAATAATGTAAGTTAAATTCTGAAGCGTTATCTAGATTTTTCTGAATTGCATTAAGGATATATGTTAGGATACCTTGAGAAAACGAAATTTATAACGTGAAATTGATTAAAACAAAGAAATTTTAAGAAATATCGAAAAAAAATAACAAAAATTAAGCAATCTTAAGAAACTTACCTTATTACTAAGAAATTCCCACAAATTTATAGAAACCAAATGCTGTGCACCGACCATCACTGTACGGGCGCCGGCTGCAAAATAAAACGTGGGAGCGGGCCCGCAAGCGGTGCTGCGGGAGAATAAAAGTTTGAAAGTGATACAGCGATGAAGCGTGATACAGC